CATTTGGAGATGTGGCAAGTTGTGTCATTGCGCCTAACCAGCCGCCTTGTTTTTGTGTTATATCAAGCGTTTCTTTTGCTTGTAGTGTCTGTATTTCTTGCGCCATTATGATAACTCCGTCATGCCAAAAGAACCTTTTTTAGTTGATGTTTTATTGCTAAAATCACTAGTTAAACTAGACAATGGGATCATATTTAAAAAACGCCCTGTCATAGCTTGCCCAAGCTGCGTTTCACTTGTCGCTGCATGTAATCCAGAAAGGGCATTGCCGGCTCTTAAATCTGCTTCTTTAGCTAATAAATTCATTCGTCTAGTACGCTCATCTTGCTGATAGGCGGCCTGCGATTCTCTTAACATTGTTGCTGCTGAACCTGCTGCGGTGCTTGTACCACGCGCTGCTTGAACGGCAATTTGCGTGCCAATATTTTGACGTAATTGTTGCATAGCATATAAAGATTGTTGCTCAGATTGAGCTTTTAATGCTTCTAGGTTTGCTTCGTATTGCGCTTGCTCAATGTCGCGTCCTGCTTGTATTAAGCCTTGCTGTCTTCGAGTGTTTGAATAATCCACAATCATTCCTGCTGCCTGCATACCCAACAAAATACCTGTTAATGGATCCATTTTTATTCCTCAATTTTGTAATACACGCCAATTAATCTTATATCAAATGGCTCAGAATGTGTGATTGTTATAGGGTCTCTTAAAAACTCATTCCAACCTTTCATGAATGTCATTTTATGAATACCATTAGCTGGTTCAGGTGCTGCGATTGGATTTGATTGTGACAACGTTTTGAGTGCAATTGGAAAACCGTCAATGGAGCCTCCAACTGTGTTATTAAACATAAAAGTAGCATTTCTTATATGTTGCGCATCTACTAGTTTTGAAGATTTAGCCCCAAGAGTTCCCGGTAATGAATTAGGCATTAATTGTATTTCTGTTTCAATTGGAAACCCAATAACAGCCTTCGACACCTCAACAGGCTGCCCATGCGCTGTAAAATTTACTTCGGAATCCGTTACATAATCACTAAACCCATAACCATCGCCAGTCATGACTATGTTTTTCCCATTAAATCTTGATAACCCGGAAATAGTGTCAGTTGCTGCGCCCGAATAAACATAACTGCAATCTGTATAAACATCAAAACTTAATTCTTCAATAAAATACTTTGTGCTGTAGGTAAATGGAGCAACTGATTCATTGGCTATTTGTCTTTGAACAACAAACCATGCACGCCCATCTGGACTACTTGCGCCCCATCTAAAATAAGCATTGTCAGCTGTTTTTTCAGTAATACATGAGGTGAATCCAGAGACACTTTCAGCTATTAAAGTTTGATAGACAACTAACGAGCCATCATCATTAATGAAAAACACATAACGACTTCCTGCACGATTTAAATTTGTAAAAGGGATTTCATCATGCGGTGAACTAATTAAATGCTCTGATATTACACTGACAATATTTGAAGCATAGGCATTATTAATACCATCCCAAAGCATTGTATGAATATCATTGCCAGATACGATAACAATTTGATTATCAATTCCTCTTGGCTGAATTGCTGTTGCAGGCGTAGATTCTTGCAAAGCCAAACTAAAGTTTTTAGGTGTAATCGCTGTCTCGAAACTTAAAGGCGTAGAATAAATACCAGTGTTTGTGTGAAATGTTAAGCTTCGATAAGGAACAATAAATTTGATAACATTAACAGTATCGCTTGATGGATAATAACTAATTCCATTGTCATCATCAGATTCTAAATCGTAAAAATCTTTATAATCATTAATTACAGAAAGCCAAATCCCATTTGGTAATAGGTCGGTGTTTGCAAATATTGCTCTATTTTGGAAACTTGAGCATTTAAACGGCCATCCACGTGTGCTACTCCAGGCAGGCTCAGTTATAGAGCATAAATTTCCTGGTTGCGCTGCTGTAGTAGAAAATTCAGTTACAACTGTTGCGGTGCATGTGCTTACCGGATATGGGCCAGCCGGAACGGCCGTGATTAATGCAATACCTATGCCGTCAGTATACGCGCCACCAACATATTGTGTACTAAACACATCGCCTGTTAGTGTTCCACTACATGTAATTGTAATTGTAGAGCCTACTGTTGTTCCGCTAACTTGAAAAGTATTTGAATCATAGTTTGTTTCACCAAAGTCAAATTGCGGATAATTTTGTATTGTTACAGGTGTCAATGCCCAATTATTTAAAATATATACATCATTAGTTCCTGTTCCAACATCGTTCAATGTAAACGCATCTGTATCAGTTGAAGCATTAGAAGCTGTCGCATAGATTTTAAATAATAATCCAGTAGCATCTGTTCGTATAAAATAAGTTTTGCCTGAGCGTATTTCGGGTGTCGTTGAAGGCAAAGTATTTGTTGTAGTAAATCTTGCCGCTGAAATAATATTTGCTGTGGTAGCAGTTGTTAAAGTATATTGATTTGAAATAACGCCTGCGGAAGAATCAATAGCATTTGCAGTTAAATTTGTTCTTACTAAATCTTGAGGCTGTATAACGCCTGCAGTAATACGAAAATATCTATCCAGGATTGTCCAATCCATAGTTTGTATAACATCACTTTTTAATAGCGAACTAGATACAGTAGCTACTAAAAAATCTTCAAGATAAATTTCAATTTGTCCTGGAACAAAAACAAGCAGATAAACGCACTCGTTTAAATAAGGAAAGCTTTCAAAAAATATATCTTTCCAATCTGTTACACCAGTGATTTCACTGCGATAAATTGTCCCAAAGCGTTTCCCAATTGCACCTTGAGGATATGTAATAGTATTTGTTCCTTTTTTAACGCCTTTGTAAGATGCGTCAACAGTTACACGTCCATACATTAAAGGACTAATTTCGCCTTTTGAAAACTCGTCTTGTGAAAATAAAACTTCTGGCATAATTAACTCACTGTAATATTTGAATAAATACCACCAATATATCGTTTTCCAATTACAGGGAAATCGACCTGTGTAAACTGCGGTCTATTTTGTGTATCTACTGCATGAGCTATAGCCATTAAACGATTTCTTTCGCTATTTATTACAGTGGCATATTCTGTTTTTTCAGCATTACTTAAACATAATCGAGATGAAATTTCAAAACTAAAGTAATCTGTAAAATAATAAGGTAATGCTGATACATCTGGCTGAAAAATGTATTGCATCCACCATTCGCCCTCATCAAAGGTATATATTTTATTGCCGTGGAAAATATCCCAATTATATGTATTTGGCCACACGCTTAAGGTTTTTAACCAACCGCTTGGTAAGGCATATACATATAAATACGGCTCTGGAGGCGTTTCGACAAGCTGGCTTAATTGTTGTACTTTTGTTGCAAAACGCCAGTTGCCTTGAGATAAAATTGCTGGCAGTATTGAATCAAAAACTAATTCTGCTGCAACAACAAGCTCGTCTTGATCTATTAAAGACGTAACAGGCGCATGGCCAAGTTGCGTCAAACTATTATTGATTATATTCAACTTGGTTATCATACGCCCATCCTTAATTAAAACGCTGCGGTTGTTACTGTGCCAGCATCTCTATCTACAGTTGCTACAACAAGAATAGCATTTGTGGTGCTACTTAATGTCATAATAATATCGCCTACTGCTAAATCGTAAACTACATCAGCAAAATAATCTGCTGCTGCAATAGCTGCCGCATTATCTGTTGCGCTTTTGTAAGTAAACAAAGCAGGGCCATTTTCTGTACCATCATCTGTGGTTACTGCGCCAGAGTTAAACGCTAAAGTTTGTCTAGTAAATCTATTAATATCAAAAGCCATAATTATTCCCCTTATTATGCGGTTTCGTCACATTCAATTGCCAATGTACCGCGATTATCAATAACTACGGCCCCGGCAGAGAATACACCGTTAACTAAGTAAGAAGTATTCTGTGGGATGTAGTTAATTTCGGTGCGGAAGTTCATGCCAATACCCATACCAGTAGACATTTTGTGCCAAGCTAATGCCGTGCGGATGTTGCCTGATTTTGGCAAGCCACCTTCTGTCATTTGTGGAATGATAACAACGTTAAAACCTAAGTATTCACGAATGCGTGCTCGGTCAATTGGGTCATTTTTAGTGTAGAAGCTAGAAACGAATTGATCATCCTGCATTAATGATTTGAAATTGTTTGCAGACATTGCAACAAATCGCTCAGGTAAAGGAACTGCATTGTTGTCGAAGAACTCTAAACATTGAGTAAATTTTTCATAGTTAAAGTTAGTTCCTGCGTCAGGAATAGTATCGCCAACATCGGCAGCAATTGCTTCAATGGTAATTTGGTCTGAACGTCTGCCCATTGCGTTTGCAACTAACATAGCGTTTTCCATTTTAGCATCAAAGTTAACGGTTAGTTCTTGAACTTCATCTACTGCTGTAGGTGTAGTGTATTTTTGTAAAGTACACATAGCTTTGCTGTAACCTGGATCTTGAATGGTTACGGCTGCCAAATAAGCGGTTGGTACAGAAATAACTTGATTTACTTTACGAAATTCTACTTGATTACCGATAACATCGTATTTCATGCGTACAGTATCACGCAATAAAAAGCCTTGTGAGCGGTATTCTGCTTTTACGAGTGCGTCAAATTCAATTTGTTGCACATTAGTCAAAGAAATAGACATAATAGTCCCCTTTAAAATTAGTTAGAAAAAAACTCGTTTTAAATTGGGCTTGTATTTATGTGGTTATCCTTGGAGGGCCTAAAATGCAAGTTTTCCAATTTCCCAGAAAACTGGACACTTGCAATTAGTTTAAAGATTTATCTTTTGTTTTGCAATCTTTCGATTTTTTCTGAAATTTCTTTTCTATATCGTGGGTCAGTTTTGTATTTTTGTATGTTTGTTGTTAATTCTGTTTGCAAATCTTCCAGCGTCATTGCGCCATCAGTTTGCACATTTTCATTGCCCGGTATCATTGTTGATTGACCTAACATTTTTGACCTCAATTCTTCTAATGCTATTACAGCATCTGCGGTTCGTAAATTAGATGTTAAAGCATGAAAGCTTGATTCTGATAAATTAGATTTAGCCCAGTTGTTTAAAATATCTAAGCGTTCGTCTGCTTTTTCGCCAAGAGCTGCTTTTTCTGCTTCGTAATCAATTCCAAATTCATCAAGATATTTGCCTACAGTAGAAAGCATTTTGTCCATGACATCTTGAGGAACCCTTTTTGATTTAGCATATTGCGCTAAATCTTGGAATGGCTCATAGTCTGGTTCAACCCAGCCTTTTCCAGCTTCCCACGAATATTCGCTAGGGGCTTCGCCAAAACGTTTTTGTAATTCTAAATATGATTTAGCAACATCAGACGCTTTTTTAAATTGACTTGGCAGCCAGTCTGGCCTTTCTCCAGTGCCCGGTGTTTTGTCATCAAGCCACCATGCTGGTTCTTGCGTAGCTTGTGTACTAGTTTCTTGTGCTGCCATATCATCAATAGTTGATGAAATAGTATCAAACCCCATCAAACACCTGCCTCTTTAGCTTTGTTATCCATTTTAATTTGGTATGATTGCACGCTGCCAATAATTTGACGAAATGCTTCACGATATCCTTCATAAAATACACACATATTCGGATAGTTTTCGCTCACTGGCCCCGGAGTAGGCATAGCAATAAACCGTTTTTCCATTATTTCTAATAATTTTTTTCCGTCATCAGTGTTAAATACGTGCCAACATAATTCGTCTAGCGGTACGCTTGGAGTGGAAGTTTCATTTATCTCATAACCTTCATAATAATTTTGAGGATTAATGTAAGGATTATTATCTGTCATTATACCTGTCCTAATTGTGGTAATTCTGGTGGTTGACCACTTTGCTGCATCATCATTTCTTGTTCATTGCGTTTATCTTGTTGTGCCTGCATAGTGTTAGCAACGTCTTCCGGTGAATTCATCAATCGATTATCTATTTGCATTAAATCAGCTAAAAGATATGGATATTCCATTGGATTAATAAATACTTGTGCTGCTTCTGGCCCTGAAATACCTTGTAATAATTGATAAAACTGAGTAAATCTAGCTATTTGTTCTTGTCCTTTTGCTAAGGCTAAAGGCGACCTATATACAAATGATATCATTTTTTTATCTATCTGTGGATAAGGCAGCAACCCCATTTTATCAAGAATATAAGCACATCTTTCAATAACTGGCCACAAAAATTCTTGTTGCAATCGACTAAATAAAGGCCCGATACGCTCTGCCAAGGTTTGATTTTGGATCATAATTTGCGTTGCACTAACTGGTTGCTTGCTGTCAGTTGGAATCAAAGAATCCGCAAACAGTAGTGAACGAATCTGCATCCTCAAATCTTGAATCGTAAGTTGGCTAAACTGTGGATTAGAAGTATCAGGCAATGGTATTAAAGGCGGTTGTCCTGCTGAGCCTAAAGGCGCAATCGGAATAACTGTCATTGGCTGCATTTTAAAAGTGTGCGGGTTAAAAACAGCATCACTAAATGCCATGTAGGGTTTAAATGTATTTAAATTTGCGGCTGCTAATTCGATTCTTGCTAATTCATTTAAACTAATAATGGATGGTAACGCATCCATAACAGGCCCACGCCCATAAACATCATTGTTAGTTTTTTGAAATCTCCAAACAATGCCAGGATTAACTTCAAAATCTTCTGTATATAAAATATTGCTATCGGAGCTAACAATATATTGATATCTTTTTTCACGATTAGGGTTAAACATTACCCCTTCATATACTTTTGATATTAATGTATCGGGATTGTTTTTTAACTCTCTTATTATTTCTGCTGGTAAAACAGCTTTTGGCCAGCGCGTAGTAATTTCACTAGCTTTAACATTTTCCCAAGTTCGATACCATGACTCAATTCTGCCAGTCATTGCTTCTTCGATAGCAAGTTTATCCATGGGGATCGAAGTAAACAATAATGGTTGGTCATCGGTGTATTGATTAATTACAAGACATGAAGTCCCAATAGATAAATCAAAATAACATTCGTTAATGACAACATCAAAATTTGAATCATGTATGTAATTGAACAATTTTCTCATGTAGTCATTTAAGACTCTTTGAGCGTCATCACGGCTTATGCCTGCGTCATCTTCATCAAACTCAGGTTCCACCATTAAAAATCCCCATTGAGTTTGTGGTGGGGTC